GGAAGATTATATTTTCCATAGAAAAACCTCCTTGAAGATATATAGATACTACATATGAGTATATAAGGATTTTTTGAATGTAGTTATTTAAATCTATTAACTACATTCAAAAAATCGAATAAGGGTATCCCTTAGAGAAAAACTATGTAACAAAAAAACCTCCCTAGTTTTACTTAAGGAGGTTTTTCTGCTTCTTTTTTTTAATCTTCCTGTCCCGTATCTTATGGCTAATACAGGTCAAGAGTCTTTATTAGAGTAAAAGTTTTAAATTTTGTCAAATAATATATGTTTTACTAAAAAAGTAGTCTTTTATAAAAAAAAGATCTTAAACCCCGAAGGAAATAAGATCTTTTTTTAAAAGTAATACTACCTACCCATACAGAGTAGGATTTTGGAGATATTACAAACTATTATCGAGTAACAGTCAATCGTACCAATCCGCGAGGATTGTATGCACCGATACCTAGATTCTCAAAACAAGAGAAACCAATAGTACGAGCCTTTGGATCGTCTGCACTGAGAACAGTTAATTCAGTACGAACAGGAATACGTCCAAACATTTCGGGTTCACAACATACATACACTGTTCCTACAGGAACAAGACGTGAAGTAATGATTTGAGCGCCCCAAAGAGTGGCTTGTAGACCTGTTTTAAGAAGACTTGCTTGACTTTCAATGTCAAGGATGTCTCGACCGAATTTACGGATGTCTGCATAGTCTCTAGCATTCATAAAGACACGAGCAACCCGAAGGTCATGTCTTTCGATTAGAGAGTAAGCATCTGCAAGTACAGAACCGTTAAGAGGTGCGATTACAGGGATGTCTGCATTAGTTTGACCTGCAACTGAATCGAATCCTTGAGTTGCTACTGCATTAAGGATTGCGAATACTCTTTCGTCTTCTGCCGCTTGGATTTGAGCGCGAGCAAGATCTTGCGCACGTTCAATTAAATCAAAGCGTCTTTCCTTGATTTGAGTCAAAGGAATTTCGGGATTTGAAGCAATCTCGAAAAGAGGAAAGATAACCCTACGAGGTTTGGTGATAGCCAAAATGTTTTGACCTTCTTCACCAACTACGAATGCAGTTACATCGGGATCTTTGTCATAAATTGGCAAAGCCCCATCGGGAAGTTGCTCTACTAAGAAAGTTTTACGACCTACAGAGGTGTAGTCTCTTCTTAGACGTAGAGGTTGAGTCATACTAGCGGCCAATTTAGCCCGACCTTGAGGAGTCTTAATATAATCCGCAATGATTTTTTGTTTTACACTATTTTCAACAGTCATTTTACGACTACCTTTCTATCAGATGCGTTGATCGTAAACCAACTCATCAGAAGTTGAGTCGGGAGAAACTTTAAGAATAGCAAAAGCAAGTGTAGCACCTGCATTTGATTGACCATGAGCAACTGAATGAGAGTTTACTGCATCATCTAGATTAGTCAAGAAACCATTTACAGATGGGATTAAGATGTCACCAACTTGATAAGTAAGTGCATTCCCATTATTTGCAAGGTCTTTAGTTTCATACAAACGATTTGCATATGTACCTTGAGCCGAAACATAAGGTCCACGGTTTGATGCTACTGCAGGAGTATTCTCAAACGCATTTCCACTTGCATTGTTAATGAAAACACCTAAAGGTCTTTCACTAGATCGTTGTTGTTGAGCACTGTCAGTAGGTCCGCCATGAAAGTTTGCACCTTCATCTGCACGAGCGAAAGCCACAGAACCACTGAGTACGCCTAATACGTTTGTAAGAAGGCCGGGTGCGTCAGTTACTTGAGTTGGTACGATAGGGGGATTGCTTTGAGTGAAAGAATCTGCGGATAATTGTCCGATGGTGTTTCTAACACCAACATGGAGAATCCGTAGAGCCGAACTACTCTCAGTAAATCCACCACTTGCTTGTCCAAGTAGAGCCATAGTAAATCTCCTATTCTGCTCTTACTCCCTGTTTACTAGGAAGTAGTGTGTTTAAAAGAAAGAGGTGGAAATACATCCAACCCCCTAAATCAAATTAATAACAAAGAAGTATAAACGAATTATTAAAAATTATCCGAAATACTTGCTTACATCGGGAGCGGTTTCCCATAATTTAGACAACTCATCACTACCATTACTCGCTTGGCGAGAAATGTTTCCGAGAGTCTTAACAGAATTTTGTTGAGTAGAAATTTGAGGTCTAACATTCAAAGATGCTTTTTTACCTTCTTCTTCTGCTTCTTCTTCTTCCGCTTCTTCTTCTTCTGATGCATCAAAGATACGGGCTAATTTAGAATCTTCTGACATCATGTCAAGACCCATAACGTCCGCATCTTCTTCGCCCATCAATCCTGCAAGTAGATCTTCCTCAGAAGATTCTTCATAGAAGGCTTTAGGATCATTTTGATTAGCCTCAAGTTCAGACATCATAGATGCTTGTTTAGGCTCTTCTTCTGCTTCTTCTTCTGCTTCTTCTTCTTCTGCTTCTTCTTCTGCAACTTTACTGTCTTGGAAGAATTCTGCTAAAGCGTTAGCAAGTCTTTTGATCCCATTATCAGATGCTTGTTTTGGAAGAGTCTCTTCTACTTCTTGAATAGAAGATTCTAATAATTCTTCCTCATTCGGTCCTTGAAACGCTTTGCTTACAGTGTCATCTGCAAGTTTTTGAAATTGACGTGCAAGACGTGAATTAGCAAGTTTCAAATTTTCAATTTCTTCTGCAAGTACAGACATCATCCCCATTTGATCCATAGCATGGCTTTCATCAGACATCATCATGTCTTCTTCTGCCATCATGTCAAGATCGTCAATGATCTCTTCATCTTCTGCCATCATTTCAGAGACAACTTCATCATGCATATTTCCGATTCCAACTTGTAGTTGAGATCGAGTAGCATTTTGACGAACGGTATCGTCTGCCATGATTGAAGCCAATTTACGCTCAATCTTATTATTAGGAATGTCCATGAATTGAAGAGCGAGTTCTTCAACATCTTGTTGACTAGCATTTCTACCGAGTTGATATTCTGCAATTTGAATGCACTTAGATGCTTTATGTTCCATAGCGGAACGCAATCCAAAGTCTTCCATCAATTCTTTAGATGTAGCAGGATGATCGGGAGTCCAACCATAACTTGCAGGAGGAGGTCCACTCCGATAAGGTCCACTATGGACTTCTTCACCAAAATCAGAATCAATCGCATATTGATCGTGATCGGGTTGGCCTTTAGATGCGGGATGGAAGGATTCATAACCCATATTATCATAGCCCGGCAATGTTGAGTTCGCTTGTCGTCTGTGTCTACGAGACATATTAAAACACCTTTCTTAGAAGAAAAATTTTTAGGATCTAGAAGATAATAACTTAGATAATTTTACTAAGCATATAATTTCTTTTTGAGTTAAAGGACTTTTATTTAAATCATTAGCCTTTTTTACATATGATTTCAAACTTCGATATTGATTTACATTCCCTAGAAATTGAGCAAGGACATAAATCTTGTTTGGAAGTTTGACATTGTGTTTCTTATTTACCTTCATTACATTTCTCAATGCTTCCGAAGATGAGTTAGAAATTTTAATAGCGGTATCTAAAGATTCTAAATAGAGAGTCTTTGAAAGAGTACCTTCTTTTACTACATTGTCATTTTCATGCACTGTAGATTCAGAAGTCGAAGGACTGAGATTTTCTTTAATCTTCATTGCCCTAATTTCTTCTGTTAGTTTCTTTTGGATACGTTTTACAACTGCATCCGTAACAACACCTTCAATTTGATCTAGGATTGAATCTTTGCTCTCTTGTTTAGCAGAGGAAGAATCATCATCATCCCCTCCAAAACCGAAAGCCTTCTTTTCAACCCATTTAGAAGGCACATCACTTGGGATCTCTAAGGTATTTCTAGCAACTGCACCTTTAAATGCAGGTACTTTCACCCATGATGCTTCAATAAAGGTTACTCCACCTGTTTCACCTGTATCTCCATGACCACAGAGTTCTGCTACTCTATGCTTATGGCCTTGCTCATCATAGAATGTATTTCCTTTTTCATATTTGATGTGTTGACACATCTCAGTATCATCACTTGCCACATGACCACATTTAGTACAAATTGTGAAATCTACAGAACAACCCATAGACATAGAGTTCATTTCTCCACTCACAATTTGATCTACTAAATCTTTATGCTTTTTATCTGTAGCAACTAAAATATCTACATAAAGAGACTCACCGACATCTCTAAGTACCGCATCAATAATCCGACCCTTAGATAATTCTTCTACTTGAACGTGTTCAACGAAGTTATGAGAACCAATGAAAGATTTATATGATTTCTTGATTACTTCTCTTGACCAACAATCTAGATTATTGTTGATATACTTATCTGTATCTGTAGAGACTCTGTAATCTGAATATTTACGATTGATCTTTTGACCTTCAAAGTCTAAAGAGCCTGTCTTGACTCCTTGTACTTTTTGAGCATCAACTGAACAGACAATCGTTGCATGAGTTAGAAGAAATCTTTCGGGAGTAAAAGGCTCTCCCAAAATATCTTCCGCTTGCTTTTTTAAAGATTGATTTAATTTATTAGCGCCACTTGCCACTCTTACACGATCCCAATCCATCCCTAGCAATTTAGGTCTAACGATTTCCGCTCGTGCGTATTTTGAAAATGCCATTTATCTTTCCCTTTCTCTTAAATTATATCTGTAGATTTAATTAGGAAAAGGCAAGAAGGACACCCTAGAAGATGTTCACTTAAACCATTTCTTCTTTTGTAAGATGTGTTTTTTAATTTGACATCTCTACACTTAGGGCAATGAGGATGATCTTCATGTTTCCTCTTCTTATACTTCCGATTTCTTTCTTTCCAATAAATGGCTTTCTTCATATGAAGTGAGGCTACTTTCTTAGCACCTGTAGATACAGGATAACTACCCAAACCACCCGGCACCGAATCCTCATCCATCTTTACATTACTTACATCTCCCGAAGTATCTACAACAAGATCCTCCACAGGAAGACGTGTTGAACCGTGAGGGAATTGTACGTCAACCATCCCAATAGCAGGAAATACGGCTCTGACAATACCCGATTTATTCGGATTCCCTTCAAAGAACGGAAATACACGCATACCAATCTCAAAGCCTTTGGCTCTTTGTTGATAATCGACATATACTGTAGAGTTTTTATTAATCATTTTATTTCCTCCATGAGTATTACTTGGTGTTATAAATAAATTATCAATATATTTAGAGACTACATTCAAAGATCCTCTTCTAATATGACCCATCTTGCTCATTTGATGATAAGATAATGCCACTCTGAAATCTTCCTCTGTTTCAAAGTCCTCTCGTTTAGGTCTGTCGTCTTCTTCAAATTCAAAGAGACTATCCATAGCATCTGTAGAACCCCCATCATCTCCTATAGAAATCAATCTTTCTTGAACTCTTTGAGCATGGGCATTAGAAGGGGTACTTGCCTTAGCATTCTCAGATCGCATTTGAACTACATGACTAGTTACATCATTCCCATCAATCAGATCTTGCATGAAATCTTTACCACTCGCCCCATCCAACCATTCATTTAGTTGAGATTTCTCTTCTTTGGGTTGCTCTTTCTCTTCCCCTCCACCCTCTGTTTCCCTAAAGACCATCCCATCCATCATCATCGTAGTAATATGCTCTCTGAGAGTACTCCTCATACTATCGGATAAGGGTACAGGACATTCATCTGCACCTACTACCTTACCACCCATATCTCCATTTTGGGGAGAACTAGGACAGAAATTAGGATTCATCTTTTCCGCTAATTTCCCATAAGGGCTATCAGATCCTCCAATAGCATCTAAGAAGTCACCATCACTTAAATTATTAAAGAACTCTTTTTTAAGTTGTCTTTTTGAACCATTACTCTCTGCTTGCGACATCTCTGCAATTAATTTCACAGACTCTTTTCTAAGAGATTCGGACTTTGTACCTCTTAAAACTTTTGTGAAAAGAGGATCAGAAGGAGGTGCGCCTTTATCCCCATTCATAATTCGACTTGCAACTAAACTGCCTAAAGAATCCTTTAAAGACTCTCTTTCACTATCCGAAAGATTTTGATCTTTTAGTTTCTCTTTAAAACTATTAACAACATCAGAACGGTCTTCTTGCTTTAGAGAATTAAACCTTGAAAATGATTTCTCTATATTCTCTGCTCTTTGGCCTTTTTTAGGAGTAGAATCGTTATAGGGTTCAATATCGAAATCTATATTCTTTACAATCTTCTCTTTTACCTTCTCATCTTTAGCACCTTCTTCATACACCTTTTGAGGGTCTGAAATCATCTCTTGTGCTTCCGCAGGAAGACTCTTAATAGGATCGGGAGGAGTTGGCTCATTAGAATTCTCCTCTGCTACTTCTTTTAGGATCTTTTTATAGACCTCATCGGCTTCCTCATCACTCATCTGAGTAGGAACTGTATCTTTAGGGTCTGAATCTGAGGAATCTTCTTTAGGTTTCTCTTTTTTCTGAGCATCCTCCAAAACCTTAGCAAACTCTTTTTTAAAGTCATCTAATGCCTGTTGATGCTTTTGATTATAAGCGGTATTGAAAGAAATCTCATTCCCCGATGATTCACTTTTGTATTTTTTATTCTTAAGATTCTCTTTTACTCTATTTGCAATGTCTATATTAATACCTTTAGGGGCATCCTCTACAGGAGCCTCCTCATTGGCAAGTAAATATCTGAGTGCTACTTTTTTATATAGAGACATAATCTTATTTCCAATTCAAATCGGGATCACCTTGAGGGGATCTGTCCATACCTTGAAGATCTTTATCTTCTTGTTTAACTAACCTTCTTTTCCGATCTTTACGAGTAGGTTTTTTCTTTGGAGAAGGTTTCACTAACCGTTCTACTTCCCTATCTTCTTTATCAT